TAGCGTTACCTACACACCACACTCGTCCGTAAGCACCTATAGCTTCGTTGGCGTACTGTGCAGAAGTTACAGACGCACCAGCAACACTAGACATTTTAGTAACTGCACCTAGACTGTTGCTGTACACAAGAGGCTCGTAGCCACGTTGGAAGAAGTAAGCGTAATCGTTAAAGTTAAATATCTTCCAATCGTTAGTTGTAATCGTGTACGCCGCTGGTGTTGCGTCAACCAGTGTAGTCGTACCTGTCATTATCTTGTTGTTGCCAGTACTAAAGATTACCTCGTTGTTAGCACTGTCGTAAAACTCGTGTATGTTAGAGAGGTAGTCAGTACCCAACACAGTCTTGTCTGTAGTTAAAACAGCGTTGCCCTTACGTGAAGCCAGTCGTCCTCGTCTGTCAATAATAGCGTTGTCCGCAATCTCCGCAAAAGACGTATCCTGCGCAAGCGGAGAATCCTCTGTGTTAATCCCCTTGAAAGCAGGAGCAACTAGGTTAATACTCTGTAGTGGCTGGGCCATCTAGTTTCTCCCTACGGTGTGTACCAAATAGTTTCTTCAGGGTGCTTCTGGGCGTCCAGAGCAATAGCGTCAGACAGGTACTTGTCAGCAATAGCAAAGTACTCTGGTGTTGACGTACCACCTGTCTCCCCACGTTCACGAGCCAACAAAGCTACCGCCATGTGAATCACGGGCTGACTAGGAATAGCTAGCGTGTCAGCGTCAGCACTCAAGGCTACGTTCCTGATGACGCTCTTGACCTTCAGGGAGTAAACACCGTCAGGCTTAGGGTACACATCAATCTGTGCGTCACCAGAGCCGTCTATGCCACTAAACGTGTAGTACTCTGGCTTACCAGAGGTAGGCGTTTGTACCAAGAACTTGTCGTCAAACCAAGTCTGTGGTCTGTACTCCATCACGAGGTTAGAGGTATCGTTGATGATGTTCAGGATTTTGCCTTGGTCTTGGTAACCCGTGAGAGAGTACGTGTAGTCATCAGCCGCCGTAGTAATCGTCAGAGTAGACCTAAGATTAGACCAATCCCAAGCGTTTTCCACGAGTTGTTTTGCGTCGTTAATAAAGTCACCAACCATAGCACTGTACGTGTTGGCACTAACAGTCGTTACTGTGTCTTCTCTGAGACGCCTCAGTACGTTGTTTACTAGGTCTAAATATGTCATGCTTTAAATCCTGTCATCATGCCGGTGTTTTGTTTAGTTTTAGGTAAAGCTTCCGCTAAAAAATCCCTTATTGGAAACTGCGTTCTTGTCAAAAGCTGGGCATCTTGATTAATTGTAGTTCCTGTAAGCATCCCTCTATTATCAGTCATAGGCTGTTGTGGAACAGTAAACCCAAAATCTATATCAACATCTGGAGTATCAACATCAGGAGTGTCTACATCAACTTCAACGCACTCCCCTGTTTCTGGATCTCTTTGTTGACCTGTTGGGCAACTATCGTCAGGATCTACACACAACCCAAAAGCGTTTTCTTCTTTACCAGCAGGACATTCACATTCACCCGTTTGTTCGTTTCTAACTTTTGTCGGAGGACACGGCAATGTAATCTCTGGCATTTGGCAATACCAATCTGAAGGATCACCTATTCTTATTTCTTTGCCACCTTGTGCTTTTTGTTCGTCAGAGCAAACTACAATATCAGGAATCTCTGGCATTTGGCAGTACCAAGAATCAGGATCTCCTATCCTTATTTCTTTACCACCCTTAGCTAACTCTTCGTCAGAACATACTTGAATGTCAGGAAGCTCAGGCATCTTACAGTACCAACTGTCTGGATTACCTATCTTGATCTCTATGCCACCTTGAGATAGTTGCTCTTCAGTACAAACTTCAATATCAATCTCAGGCATCTTACAGTACCAAGAGTCTGGGTTGCCTATCTTGATCTCTACGCCGCCTTGAGATAGTTGTTCTTCAGTACAAACTTCAATATCAATCTCAGGTACATTACAGTACCACGAGTCACGATCACCTATTCTTACGGTGTAGCCACCTTGGTTTAACTCTTCTTCGCTACATAGTTCAATTTCAGGATCAACGTCAGGCATTTTACAGTACCAAGAGTCTGGGTTGCCTATCTTGATCTCTACGCCACCTTGGGCTTTTTCTTCGTCAGAACACACCTGAATGTCAATATCAGGAACATTACAGTACCAAGAATCAGGACTGCCTATTCTTACAGTGTAACCACCGTTGTTTAACTCTTCTTCGCTACATAGTTCAACATCAGGTGGTGGAGGAATATCTGGCATTTGGCAGTACCAAGAATCAGGGTCACCTATTTTAATTTCAATGCCGCCGTTAGCCTTTTGCTCATCAGAGCAAACTTGTATATCTACCTCTGGTAAATCTACATCAGGCAAATCTACATCAACACCTATACTTCCATTTAACCCTAAACTACAGTACCAAGGTTTTTCGCCCTGTGCGTCTTCTTTACACACTTTAGGCAAGTCAATTCCCGGAAGAGTTCCTCCTGAACACAGTGGAAAGTTAGGAAAGTCATCGCAGAAATTTGGAAAATCTGCGTCAATGTCAATGTCTAATTTTCCTAATGAGGGCCACAAAAAGTCTAAAGAACCTCCTTCATCAAAGAAATCGTACAGAGTAACAAAAACGTCTTTGGGTGACATTCCACCATCAACTAACCCCTGTATACCGTTGTCTACTAAACTTTGAATAGCTTCGGTACTAATATTTGTAGAGCCTTCTCTAAAGAAATTATCTACATCAAGTCCCGCATCACCTAAAGTATTTTGTATGTATTGATTTACTTTTGCAGAACCCCAACCTCCTACAGCATTAAGGACAATTCCTTCAAAGTCTTGTCCTTTAACAGCTCCTGTTAATATACCTTCAACAATTCCAGCGGCATCGGTAAAAGGGATGCCTAAAGCATTGCTTAAGTACTGTATTTTTTCAATGGCAAACTGTCCGGGTGCCCCAACTACCTGTCCGTTAACAACCCAGCCGCCATATGTTCCGGGGTCAGCGGCAACAATATCATCAAAAAATCCACCAATTCCACCAAGAACAGCGGATTGAGCTACGGAACCCGGATCAACAGAACCTGTAGTAACGTATTGACCCAGCATTGAGCTAACAGCGCCTCTTGCCGCACCAGAACCAGCGCCAGCAACGCCAAAAATATCTGCTCCTGCTGGGCCTAAGCCAGCACCAATTACAATTCCGGGCAGAGTTTCGCCTAATATTGTACCAAAGTGATAACCGTATGCTTCTTGTGTCATTACAAAAGAAGTGCCGTTCCACTCGTATTTAGCCCCGTTATCTAAGTACTTAACAACAGACTCGCCCGTGTACTTTTCGTACAAATCAGTAAATACGTCTTCTTGTTCTCCGTAACCTATTTGCGCCTGTCGCACACCTTCGTCAATAATAGATCCTTCAAGCGCTCTATCGTCCATACCCGCATCACGACCAAGACCTTCTGGATCTACAAGAGCAACACCTCTGTCCCACCAATCTGCTTTGTATTCACCAGCATCAATGAGGTCTTGTCTCTCGTTCATGTATGCTAAATAATTATCCCAAGATCCAAACGCTTCTCTAGTTCTTGCATTATCTTGAGCGTAATAAGCGGCTTCTAGTTCATCTAGTGTTAATTGCCTAGAAAAGTTGTTCCAGTATAAGTTTTGAGAGCCTCCGGTTTCCCGATTATTGGTATAATCGTAAAGACGCTCTCCAGTATCAAGACCGTCGCCAGCATCAGCCGTAGTATCATCTGCTGTTGTGTCTTCAAATATATCAAGTTCAGTTTCAGCCACACGATCTTGAGCTTCTTGAGAATTAGCAATGTTCCACTCAATTTCTTGCGGAGTAAGCGGCGGCAAGTTAGCGTACTCACCTTCACGCATCCAGTAATCAATACCAGCTTGCTCTGGCGCTCTACCTAAGTATTTTTCGTAGAGCTTATCAACGGCAAAGCGGAGTCTTGCTCTTTCTGCTTCTGTAGCCATGAGTTACTTACCCTTCATCTGCATCAGCTTGTCAGCACCACGTATGCCAAAGCTGGCCGTGACTGCTACGTAAAGCAAGTACTGGTAGTAATCAGGTAGCTTGTCTAGCTCAACAAAAGCCATACCCACCCTCTGCATAATACTCAAGTCATCCATAGCAACTCCGTAACACACGGCTAACAGAGGTAACGACAGTACCACAGTAAACCACTCGTCTTTCCACGAGGTTGCACTAGCCGCCGCCATCTCTTGTTCCCACGTAGCTGTGTTCTTGATGACTTCCATCTTAGCTACGTGTTTGGCTTGTGACTGCTCGTG